CTCTCGTTCATAATACCTAGCAAACTGTTTCTTAGTGATGCTGAAGCTTTGTCAATCTCGTTAACTACAACAACCTTTGCTCTAGTTACCGGTGAGTCTACTTTGTACTTGTTTTCTGTAGTCAATGCTTCTAAGTCTACATTACCCTTAATAGCATTACTTTTTGTACCTTCGTCTGTTTCTAAAAGAAACAAATCTTCTCCCTTAAGTTTACCTAGAGATGCTTTTGCAAAGTCAATTACAGCAGCAGTCTTGGCAACACCAGGAGGTCCTATTAATAATATTGGCGTTTGAATTGCCTCACCTAGAGCCATTACTTTGAATGTTTCTAGTTTTTTCATTAAATTTGTGTTAATTTTTCTTGTAATCATGGTGATTTTTATTTAATTGTTAATGTTTGTATTAATTGTTTTAATTTTTGTTTTCCAAATTTCTCTATATAGTCAGATGGGTCTTTTACTTGAGCTTCGTCTGGAATCTCTATTTGTGTAAAACCTGTCTGGGATGCTAGTTTGGCTCCAGCTATCCTACCTCTATTTTTATCGCTATCGAAGTCGTTATCATACATGACATAAACTTTGTCAAATCTATTTCTAATCTCGTTAACTACACTTTTTTTGGGATTAACTCCCTCGCTCTGTAATGAGCATGATGTAATAACATTAGTTGGAAATAAACTTTTGATTACCAAGGCGTCTTTACGGCTACTTGTTATTATCAATGTGCTCCCTGTATCTGGCAACTGTGTCCACAATTCCCAGGTAGAATAATCGTTATTATTAATCCATTTATTCTCTTCGTCATAAGGACGATAGATCTTAAATGTCTGAATATTATCTTTTTGTTCTACAAATGCATAAGCATGGTTATTAGTTTTAGTACAGTATCCATTAATAAAGAAATGCGATATTGGGTATATATTACAATACTCCAATTGGTCTTTTGTCAATCCATATTTTCCATTCCAATACTCTCTATCCTTAACAGACCAGTTTCTTGTTGTAACACTTATTCTAAGTCTGCCCTTATCAAGGGTCTTGCTTTTAGATTTAGTGTATGTCAAATCTACTGGACGGGAATGAATAGAATTAGGAATCTCAAATTGTGTAAGATGAAAGTCAGCTGCAACCTTATTGATTGCCTCTACCTTACTCTTTAAATTAAAAAGTCTCATAACAAATACGAAGCAGTTACCTACTTCTCCTGTTGCAAAATCTTTGTATAATACACAATTGTGTTCCCTACTATGAAACAGACTGAATGATGGCGACACATCCTCACGAAGAGGACTACTTATCGGCTTAGTTGGTGTAACGCCACCTAAATAATAAGTAAATATATCTACTTCGCTCAAACACGATAATATCGCATCTGATGTAGGCAGATCTTTGTAACTTCTACTTTTACCAAAACTCATGTTGTTTGTTTTTAAAGGTTAAAAAACCCCCACATTGCTGTGAGGGTCTATTAAATTAATTAAGCTATATATTATAGCCAGTCATCATCAGACATAGTTACTGCATCAGTTGCTGGTTCTGCCTGAGCAAAAGCATCGAACTGATTAGTATTGTCTGCAGAAATAGCTGTAGGTGTGATTTGATGTTCACGTATAGCAAGGTCTAAAGGACCAAAGTCTACGTTACCAAATGCACCTGCATCTTGTGCTGATTTTAAATCTTGGAGGATGTATTTGAACTTATCAGCTCTAGTACCTCCAATTACATACTGACGTAATGTATGACGGTTAAATGAAGTTTGCACTAATTTACCATCTCCCTTTGTCTTAACACCTAATAATACACCAATCTTATTGTTTGTACTATCAATTAGGCTTCTTAACAAATCAACATTACCTTCAAAGATTTTATTCCACTCTTCTTTGTCGATACGTGCATAGCATTCTGAAACATCAGCTACTTTACTTGTATCCCAAGGAAGGTTTAATAAATTTACTAAGAAATTAATCAATTCAACTTCTCCACGTCTTGCAACTTTTACACCATCAGCGTTATACCACTGCATGTTGTCTGGAAGAGTCTTAGTCTTGATAGCTTCTTCAGTCAGCCAAGTGTCTTTACCAAATGAGTTAATCACCTTGTATTTTCCACTCTGAGACTTGTGATGCGTATCTGCAACATAAAACTGAATCTTTTCAGTTAATCCTTGTTCTTCGTTATGTAAATAAAAATCTAATCTAATTTGACGAGCATCTCTCTCTCCATCAGAGTCAGTTACTGTTGTTGAACCTGTATACTCAGGGTCAAAATTTAGTTCACGGCCATAAATAGCCTCTAACTCTTCTTTTGTAGGGTTAATTCCCACTACTTTAAAATTGGCAGCTCCTGTGTGTAATTTCTTTACTGATCCACCTGCACTTTGTTCTTTTCCGAATGCACTCATAATTTACTATAAATATTAAAATTTGGGAGTATTTTAAGGCTACTCCCTTTACCTTTACTTAATTAAATACTAGCTCCACTCTGAGTCTGACTCTTCTTCTTGGTAGTCAGCAACCGCTTGTGCTTCTGTTTCCTCGTCAGAATCCCAGTCATTCTCTGTAGCTTCCTCTGCTTGAGGCTCTACAACTTCCTCTTCTGCAACTTCAATTGACTCAACCTCTTCGTTGTAATCTTCTTCTACATCTGTATCCTCATTAAGGATGTTGTCTGCAGCTTCTTGTCTAGCAATTTCTGTTGTAACAGATTCTTGTACGTCTGACATAGTATGTGAACCTTGGTTTGTCTCAATAACTGGCTCCTGTCCTACAGGTACTAAAGCATAAGCTTCAATATCGTTGGATGGGTAAGTATTAAGATAAAACTCAGATGCACCATTGTCTTCATCAATACCTAAGAATGAATAAACTTCTTTGCAGAAGAAAGATGAGGTAATTGCTTTACTTTTCTCTTTCGTTTCTTCTCCGTTAGCTACTCTGTTCTTAGATGTTTTGTAAGACACTATGTTCTCCTGGTCAGCT